TTCAAGGGTTTAAGGTCTGAAGAATACCAACGATTGCCGTTCCCCCGTTACAATGTCACATTGCATGGTTGGCTTGTTAATTCGAATGAAATTCCGGCCCCGTTGAAAGAAGCCCAAATCCGTTTGGCCATCTCGGCAAATACCAATGAGCTCCGCCCCGATGGGACCGGGCGGGAAGTTGTTCGTCAAAAGATCGGGCCAATTGAAACTGAATACAGCAAACAAGGGTCTGGCACAATCAACCCGCAATTCAACCAAGCAATGGACTTTTTAAGGCCACTGTTTAGGTCTGGTGGCAAGTTAACTGTTGATCGTTTGTGACGATGACAACCCGCGAAGAAATCATTTGCATTGAAAAGGTGTTTGAACGCGAAAAATGGTTTCTTTCAGAAAGGTTGGGTCACGATTGCGGGGAAGACATGAGACAATCAACCCAAGAAGATTTTTTGAAACGTCATGGCATTCGATTACAATGAAACGGCAGATGCTGCCCTCACTGCGCTCCAAGAATTTGGGCTTGTGACAACGATCCGCCGTTTTTTGCCAACAAACTTTGACCCAGTTGAAGGCACAAACACGCCATTGACCTACAACCAAACGGCAGCAACTGCCATTGCGCTTCCTTCCTCAGATTCGATTGCAAAGTTTGATGAAGTTTTCAAAGCCAACCTTGCAGCGGGCCGGGCGAAGGTCTTCTTGATTGCTGCCAAAGGTTTGACATTTGAACCGAAGGTTGGTGATTGCATTGTTTGGGAAAACAACCTTTGGGAAATTGGATCGGGTGACGGCAAAGGCGGCTTGATGGCATTGAAGCCTGCCAGGGTTGCCGTGTTGTTCACTGCCGGTTGCATGGAAAGCGGGCGTGATCTTTCGGAAGGGTCTGAAGCATGAAAATGACAGCGATCATGTTCTTGGCCTTTTTGTTACTTGCGTTTGCGGGTGTTGCGCAAGTTTTGCTTATCCTTGGCCACGCTGGCGATTGGCTTGACGACCAAGTTGCAATATTGGCTTACAAATTGAAGGATTGGCGATGAGCTTTTCGGTTGACGTTTCCAAATGGGCAGAAAAAGCCCAAGTTGAAATCGAAGAATTGCGAAAGGCAGTTATCATCGAATTATTTTCATCTGTTATTTTGGATACCCCCGTTGACACCGGAAGGCTTCGGGGCAACTGGCAGATAATGGCAAATAATCCGGCCAAGGGTGAACTTGAAGTTACCGATCCCGAAGGGCGAACCACAATCAAGAAGGTTGAAGATTTTGCCAAGGGTGGCGAACTGGGGCAAGACCAAGTTGTAATCCTCACAAACAACTTACCTTACGCCTACCGGATTGAATACGATGGGTGGAGTCATACCAAAGCCCCGGAAGGTATGGTTCGTAAGAACTTCATCCGGGTTTCAAAGAATTTGAAAAAGCAGCTTGTTTGATGTCTTCCCTCTTAGAAAATTTAGGGTCATTTAATATCTTTGGCCGTTTTGTATAAGGGCACTGCTCCAATGCTTTTTCTTGCGCAGATTTAGGCCAGCTTTCAAAAGGACAAGAACCATAAAATTCAAGTGCTAAATGCGCCAACTCGAAGTCTCCTTTGTTTTCTCCAATTTTTTCTATTAGGTAGTTTAGAAGTTCAGAAATTGCTTTTATTTGTCTTTCAGTCATGCCTAAACAAGAAACAAATTTCTTTGCTGTGTCAACACCTTTCTTGCATTTTTTTCTGAAAAAGTTTTTGATTCTGTAAATGAGCCAATCCGATGCACAAAAAGCCCTTGTTGCTGCTGCACAAAGTTTCTTGACGGCGCAAGGCTTTGCGTCTGATTCGGTCAATTGGGAAAACCAAAATTTTGATCCAGCAGGAAAGCCAAAATGGGCTTCTGTGTTTTATGTCCCCAACCAACCAAACGCAGTTTCAATGGGTCGGCAAGGTCTGGATCGGATTACCGGATTTCTGCAAATTGATTTTAATGTCCCCCAAGGTTCCGGGGATGGGGCATTCCATGCTTTGGTTGATGCTGCCAGACTTGAGTTTTCCGCTGGAAAAGTTTACACACGAAATGGGGTTGCAGTCATCGTAGAATCAACTGGCATTAGTCAAGGGAGAATAATTGACAATTTCTTTCGTAAGTCCCTTACTATTGTTTTTAGGGCAGACTTACAACGTCCCTAAACCACCCAACCGAAAATCGAAATGGCAGATTCAGCACGGCACAACCTATTCTTAGTCCCGGAATCAACTTATGGGGTTGTTCCGGCTTCCAATCCGGCTTTCGTTGACGTTCGTCACACTGGCACAACTTTGGCACTATCCAAAGAAGCTTTCCAGTCTGAAGAACTTCACGAAGACCGCCAAATTCGGGATCAACGTCACGGGGTTCATGCCGTTGGCGGGGATCACAACTTTGAACTTTCATTTGGTTCGTTCGATCAACTTCTTCAAGCGGCACTTGGCGGCACTTGGACAACACGGGCGGCGGCTTACAATGCTTCAACCATTTCGGCGGCGGCTTCCGATAATTCCTTGAATGACTCTGGGGATTCCTTTCCGGCCCTTTCGCCCGGTGACAAGATTCTGATTGCAGGTTTCACCGGGGAAACTGACAACAACGGAACGGCAACGGTTGTTTCCCGAACCACAAGCAAAATTGTCATTTCCGGGATCACACTTGTTGACGATGCCGAAGGCGAATCGGTTACGGTAACACCATTGACCGAAACCTTGAAAGCTGGCACGGCCCGCCGGTCTTTCTCTTTCCTTCGTCACTTCACCGATCTTGAATCCGGGGATAAGCCCTATCACCTTTTCAAAGGTGTTGAAGTCAATGCTTTCAACCTTGCGGTTCCTGCCAACGGGATGATTACCGGTTCGTTCGGTCTGGTTGGTCAAGGTCTGGTTGGCCCGTTGTCTGATATGACAGATTACGGAACACCAACTTACGGTGATCCAACCACAACGAAACCGATGGATTCTTTCACCGGTTCGATCACCGAAGGCGGTTCTTCAATTGCCATTGTAACCGAACTTTCGCTTGCTTTGGCAAACGGTCTTGCCCCCCGCAACATCATCGGCAGCAAGGAAACCATCCAACCCACAATTGGCCGAAGCAACCTTACCGGTTCGATTACGGCTTACTTTGAAAACGCTTCGTTGTTTGAAAAGTTCGTCAATGAAACCGAATCAGCATTGAACTTTGATCTTCCAGACCCGGCGGGCAACTCTTACGAATTTGATTTGCCCCGGATCAAGTACAACGGCGGGCAACCGGATGTTTCCGGCGAAGGTTCGGTTACGCTGAACATGCCAATTCAGGCTTTGCGGGATGCAACCGAAGGAAGCAACCTTGTGATCCGCAAGCATCACGTTTCATAGCAAAATCAATTGGTCGGCTTCTTTCATTGACTGCCAATAAGTAATTTGTTTTCGTGTTTGCCATGTCTAAACAAATGGAAGAATTCTTTACTCGCGATTCAGCAAACGAAGGGATTGATTTTCCGCTTTATCGCCCCGATGGAACCAAGTCCGACCATTCTTTGCGGCTTCGTTCGGTTGACTCCGATGAATATCACCGGGCCAACATCGAAGTAAAACGCAAGTTCCGGATGTTCGAGTTGGAAGCTAAGGGAATTGACGATAAAAAGAAGCGAGAAGATTACCTTGCCGAAAAGCAACGCGAAGTTGAAACTTTCGTCATTGCATCCCTTGTGAAGTCTTGGACTTTTGACAAAGAATGTTCCCGTGACAACATCATTGATTTTTTAACCAACGCCCCGCAAATTGCTCAAGCAATCAACCGGATCACAACTCAACGTGAACTTTTTTTAGCCAAAGGGCAGGACAATTTGAAGAATTCGCAAGAAGCGAATTAGACTTGATCTTGCCCCAAAAGGGTTCCGAATTCCCGGAGAAAGTTCACTTGCTGAAGGTCTATAAACAGACCGGTAAACTCCCAAAGAAACTTGCAGAACAACCAGAATGCCCGGATGAATTAAAATACATTTGGGATTGGTTTTTAGGAATCATTCGGGGCGGTGAATTCACTTGGGCCAACGTTCAGGCTTGGGCAAATCTTCATGCTTTCAGGTTGACCGCTTGGGAATCAAGCTTGCTTTCCAAGCTTCATGGCATTTATTGTGAAATAAATGGAAGACGTTACAAGCCTAGTTCTAAAGGTTGAGTCATCCCAAGTTGGGGCGGCAGCACACCGCCTTGACATTTTCGTTCGCAATGCCGGGCAAGCTGAACGTGCCACGGATCGAACGGTTATGTCCTTCAAACGGATGGTTGCCGGGGCTTTGGCAATTGTTGGGGCGTTGAAAAGCATTAACGCCGTCGTTAGTGTTGCCAGCAATTTAGAGACTGCCCTTTCAGGTGTTGAAGCTGTCACCAATGCTACGGCGGGCGAAATGCGTGATTTGGAAACGGTTGCCCGCCAACTTGGGGCAACAACTCGTTTTTCGGCAACGGAAGCCGCCGAAGGGATGCGGTTCCTTGGTATGGCGGGTTTTGAAACGAATCAAATCATTTCGGCAATGCCCGGCCTTCTTGATCTTGCTGCCGCCGGGCAACTTGAACTTGCCGATGCTGCCGATATTGCTTCAAACATCCTTTCCGGTTTTCGCTTGAATGCTGAAGAATCGGGCCGGGTTGCGGATATCCTTGCAGCAACGGCGGCTTCGGCAAACACAAGCGTTACACAATTAGGGGATGCAATGAGCTATGCCGCCCCGATTGCCGCAAGCCTTAGCATTGGGGTTGAAGAAACGGCGGCAGCAATTGGGGTTCTTTCCGATAACGGCATCCAAGGACAAAGGGCAGGCACCGGGTTAAGAACGGCCCTTGCTGCCCTTTCTGCTGCAACACCGGAAGCTGAACGGGCAATCCGGGGATTGGGCTTGACCCTTGCAGACGTGAACCCCCAAACAAACGATTTGGTCGTGGCCGTGCAACGGCTTAAAGAGGCGGGCCTTGATGCTGCTTCAGCCTTCCAAATCTTTGGGCGTGAGGGTGCCCCGGCAGTTTTGGCCCTTGCCGCCGGTGCCGATGATCTTGCAGTTCTTACTAGCGAACTAGACAACGCCGGGGGTGCCGCTTCCACAATGGCGGCAATCCTTAGTGACAACTTGGGTGGTTCAATGCTTCAACTTCGTTCGGCAACGGATGAATTGTTTTTGTCCTTGAATGATACACTTTCCCTTGTCGATAACCTTCGGGGTTTTGTAGATGGGGCAACGGAATCAATCCGCATTTTTGCGGAAATGATTAAGGGTAACAACCTTGATGCAGATGTTCAGGATGTTGCCCTTGCTGCCGATGACGTTCGAGACGGATTCTTGACCATTGGGTTAGTTGCCAACCGAGTTTGGAAGACAATCAAGCTTGGTGTCAAAGCCGGGGAAGCTGCGCTTTTGGATTTTTTCGAAATAATGGCAGCGGAAGCAGAATTCGCTGTTACAGGCGTTGCAACGTTGTTTGAAAAAATGTTCAACAGCATTGTTGCCGGGATCAACGGGTCAATCAACGAGGTGAATAATCTCGTAAATAATCTTCCCGATTGGGCAAAAGACCTTTTGGGCATTGATGGTAAGGGCGTTATCCCAACGATTGATTTCCAACTTGATATTGACACAAGCGGGCTTACCAACGTGGTTGAAGTTCTTCGGGAATCCCGTTGGGAAGCTCAAGGCGAACTTCAGCAAGCTTTCAATGATCTTGCAAATGCCGATGAAGATTACCTTCGCCGGGTCAATGAAGCAATGGCACGGGTTGAAGAAACTGCAATTGTTCGAGCAGCTTCCGATGAATCGAACCCGGTCATCATCCCAAGCCGTGAAGGTGAAGATGCACCCGGCTACAAGCCCGGCAGCAATGAAGCTCTTGACGAGCTGATTGAACAACTTGGGCGTGAGCGCCAAGTGTTTGGGGATCACTTTGCTGAAAAACGTTTTCAACTTCTTGAGCAAGCAAACGCCGAAGAAGAAATTCTTCG